TCCGTAATACTGGCCGGGGGAGCAATCATCGTTTCCTCGATTAAATCAGCGAGGTCGATGTACATATCGTCACGTTTCTTCTGAACCAGGTTGATAAAACCTTTTTTACTGTTCTTCTGGTTCACAATCTCCCACTCATCCCAGGATGCGTTGGCTGTAAGTTTAGCCCAATGTACATCTATGGTGTGGATGGTGTCGGCAGTCTTGTACTCATCTGTCTCATAAACACCACAATACTTTGCAGTACCCGCGGTATCAAACGATACTTTACGCTGAATACTTGTACCACCGTCAATACTTATGTTATCGTTGGTAAACAACGAACTCCAAAAATACTCGCGATGGTCCAGAGCGTACTGCAATTCCTGTTCTGGCAGGTCTGCCAGCGTAGTCTCCAACAGGTCTTCAATATCTTCTGGTCTATAACCCATAATAAACTCCTATCCGAAAACTTTTTTAAGTCGAGTCCCCGCACGGTCTTCTCGCTCTTTACCTGTTACCTTACCTGAATCTACAGTTGTCTTTGAAGTAGACGGCTCTAAAGTGAGAGAACCATTGCGTTTCTTGACTTCCGACTTAATTTTCTTCCTTACAACTTGTTCACGAATCCCTTCTGTCACCAACAGATGCGCGTTCTCAAACGCCTCATCCAGAGTCATAGCGACTCCCTGTGACTTGGCACCAAGAACGATGAGATTTGCTTTCTCAACGACTTGATACCTGTTCTTTATCTGGCCCTGTGTCAGTGCATCCCAGTTTTTAGAGGTCTTAGGAACAGCCCCATAAAACTCAGAATAACTCGATAAATCAGAACCCTTGAAGAACGTATCAATTTGCTGACCTATAGCAGCGTCCTCAGCGGCTTCGGCGTTTGTTTTCGCGGAAGCGGCCTCGCCCGCAGTAACAGGAGCAGACTTCAGAGCAGCGACCTCGTTGGCCAGTTGTTCGACAATCCCCACGATGGGGTCGTCTTCGTACTGTTCGCGCAACTTGGCCAGGTCTATCTTCTCAGTCTTGGCTTCCTCCTTCGCTTTGGGTGCAGGCTCCACAGCCTTTTTACCCAGTTCAGCAAACTTCTTGGAAAGGTTATTGGTACCTTCCAACATCTTCGCACAAGTCCGTTTGGCGAGACCAGGATTTGTTTTCACAAGGCTGTCAATATCTTCTTGTTTCCAACCTTGATGTATGGCTGCCCTGATTTCAGCCGGGGTCAACTTGGTATCATCTGCCGTTCCATCTGTTTTATCTGTCTTTCCATCTGACTTCTCGTCGGATTTATCAGAGGTAGACTCATCTTCAGTCTTAGATTCGTCTGTCGTTTCCGAGGTAGACTCATCTGTTTCTTTGGATTCGTCGGTCTGTTCATCCTTCTCGTCCTCAGACTTTTCGGAGGTAGACTCCGCAGATTCCGGGGTAGAAGCGTCACCAAATACTGCATCTAATCTTGCTTCGGCCTTGTTCTCGGCCTCTTCTCTTTTTACAATCTTATCGGCTTCTGCCGATATACTTGCTTTTTCATCAATTAAATTTTCTGTCTGTTCTGTTTCGTCACTCATCTAATTTCCTTTCAGTATATAGTCTGCTTTTGTCTTTATAGTAACACAAGTTACTAAACAAAAGGGTAGGTAACGACTGTTGTATGGTAATTATCCTTTTACTATTCTCGTGGCTTTCTCGATGGCCTTATCTTTATTTTCTTTGCTGACGGGTTTGAACTTTACATTCTTCAAAAATTCTCGCCTCTCAGTTCTTTTTTCGTTGTTCATTATCTTATCCTCTGAATTTTTTTGTCCATATTAAAGTGATTCGCGTATCGTTCTTGTTCTTTTACACTGTGAAACCCCACCCGACCATCAGGAAGGACATCTACATTCGGCCAGCGTTCTCTGTGTTCCGCGGCATCCAACGGATTTATTCCTAAACTTTCACTGATATGGTAGTATTGGTCCACCGCACACCCAAAACCTATGTCCCATCTCATTTCGCCACAACAATTAGGACATCTGTGAACACCCTGAGACGTCGTATCCTGGGTCTTCACACCACACTTATCACATACAAATGTGTGCAACATTAATATGCCCCCTGATTCACTGATTGCCCGACAGCCGCCGTCTCCTGCATTCCCTGGTTAAACTCCTGGCTGGCAGTAGGAATATTAGTTTTAGTTGTGGCCCCCTTGTTCTGTGCGGCACCTTCGGTGGACCCGCCGGCCTTACCAGCGTTCTTAGGTCCCAACAACATCATAATCTGCATCTTCTGCATATACTCTGGGTCGTTAAACAAATCCTCGACCCACTCACCAATACCCATTTCAAAAGCTATCTGGGTATAATATTTAGGCAAATTAAACGGAACGCCAATCTGCATCATAGACTGAGCAGCCAGCACACCGTTAGGCAATATGTTTGTACAAAATTCTACGATGCGTTTTGTACGAGTCATCGGGTCCATCTTAGTCATAGACCTGGCGACTATTTTGAACGTGTAGTCAAGAAAGTCACCCTGGCGTTCCTCTGGTGTAAGACTTAATTGAATCTCCTCTCCCCCCGACTTTCGTTTAGTCAATGGCAATTCAATCAATGGGTCGGTATGAAGATACCAAGCTATTCGCTGCATAACCTCGGCGGTCTGGTCATAAACTATGTCGCGCATATCTTCAAGACCTATGGTCGCATTATTCTGCAACGTCATAGTCTTAGTAGCCGTTTCATCGCCCTCGCCGCCGGTTCTATTACCAGACATCTGGTCTGGATTACCAGACATATAATTATACCAGGTCTGGAGTTCCTGTAAGGCAACTTCATTCTTAGGGTTCTGTCCACCGAGAGAAACTACATTAGCCCCTTTAGGATTAGTTGAAGGAATATAATCATCATTAACTGATTCTTTTATTTGTTCTAACTCATCTACCATCGACGGTTCGTATAAAACTATGTCTCTCTGATTATCTATCTGGTCCAACATCTTAACCATAACTCTGTTAGCCCGGACATGTAAATCATACCAGATACCAACCGGGGGCACCGGCATAGGATTGCCTTCGACCGGAGGAGAGAACGACAAGAACGTATAAGGTCCTTCTTTCGGGCCATTATAATCCCGGGTCGCTACATATTTACTGTTAATTTTCTGGCGGGGGTCGCCCATCAGAACTATGCGTTCCGCTTCGGGAACATACATCTGAACGATGTCAACTTCATCCTGCAATTTAACCATAGCGGCTTTCGCTTCGCCTGATTGAGTTGCGTCTTTTAGTTCATCAGTTTCATTCGTAGGAGACGAAGGCAGTCCCTTGACAACATCATGGTCATATCCCTTCGTATCGAGTAACCACTGTCGGGGAACTGTAACTCTATCCCAAAGGCATTTGGCTTTATTTATATCCGTACACGTAGGGTCGAATCCAAAATTATCAAGTAAAACAAGGGACGCATAAACTTGACCGTTATCAATAAATACGTCGTCATCCTGGAGGAGTTCTCCAGTAGCTTTTATACCAGTTCTAATAATCCCCCAGGCAAACAGAGCATTAGTTATCCAACCCCTCAGAACTGATTTAAGGTGAATCTGTCGAGCAACAGTATCAAGTCCTAAACCGAGAAGTTCAGCGTATCCCTTGTAAGCCACGTAAGGCGTAATTACCTGAGTAATCGGGGACTGCATAACCAGGTTGGGTACATAGCTGCGTATGGTATTAAAAACCAAATTAAGGGGTTCCTCTCCCTCAACCCCTTTGTCTTTGGCGGCATACTGCCCCATATATGACTTGAAGAACATAGCCCTGGCCTTACGCATGTGTTCACATCTATCGAATCCAAGCCGAACTATATTTTGAATTTTTATCGGGTCGATTAAATCTGGCATGTTAATTCACCATAGTAAAATTAAATCTTTTCTTATTGCGGTATTTCTTTGCGTCATTCGCTACATTCTTCCTATGTTCTCTGAATCTAAACTCCACAGAGTTTACATGAATCTTTTTATCCAACACTTTAACCTTTGGAACATCAGCGTCGTCCAAAGTCAAAGCATCGGCTATAACTCTGTCGCCGTGTGTTTTCTTGGCAGATGAACTCTCCTGCCGCAGATTAGCCGGGCCAACCCCTCCGCCAGGATAGTGTATATAGTCGCGGGCTTCATCTAACGCCTCTTTGGAACGGTTTACATATTTACCATAAGCGAGTATCCTGTCATATTCTGACAGTAACTCATATTTACTCTGTTGGCTGGTATGACGCCCGTAATCATTTGTTTTTCTATCGGTTATTTTACCTGGAACAATATGACGATAATAATGAGGATAATAATACTTCTTAACCAGAATACGTCCCAAATCCCAACCAGGTCCATTTTTCTCCCACTTCAGAAACGGCAATCGGTGGGGTTTTTGTCCGCCGAACCACATCGCTATCGCTACAATAATTGATGCAAACTCGTAAGGTGGGTAATTGGCGTCAGCCCATTCTCCAACTTTTTCTCCAGTCTCTTTACACTTTATCGAGATAACGGAATTTGACGCTCCCTGACCTTTACCAGTATCAATACCAAATATGTAATTCTTAGTCTGGTCAGGCCGACCTTCAACTAAATCACACCACAGTCTAAGAGGCCCATCTGATGCCTCTTTAGCCACGATATTAGCCATCTGCCTATTTCGTATAGCATAAGCAGTTTCATCGTATCCCAGGAAAGTCTTAAATTTAATATCCCATCTTGTCTTAGGCGGTCGAGCATACAAAGCTGCGTGATTTTCTATGTTCTCTATCGTAAAGAACGACAACCCAGGTTCGGTGTCTTCACGAAGAACTTCGGTAGACATATACTTCATGCCGCGTACTGGAAGTTCCGCATCGAACCAGGGAGACCGTATCTCATACTTACCTGATTTTGTCTGGCCAACATATCGTCCGGCACCTTTTTCCGGGTGCTCCCAATATGGCATAACAAAAACTTTTATAGTTTTATCGCTGCGCCATTTATTGTATTCACTCCCTGGAACAGATGTCGAATTAACTATACGAACCAACGCCGCATCGCGGGACGCTCCACGCATAGCGGCACCATTCTGAACAGCACCGAACTCGTCTAATAAAGCTACTAATCGTCTATCGCCTCTTGCAGCGTGTTTAGTCGTTGATTCCCCATCAAGAGTAGTATTCATAACTGGATTAAACCAGTGCATGTGCGTTCTGTTGGCCTGACCTAAAAAACAATCCGGGGGGCACATCCATTCAGGATACCAACTATGTAGATAATCGTGTTTCTGGAACAACGCCTTCATGTTCTCAGCTTTATCTACGTAATCTTCATTACGACTCATTTCGAGTAACTGGGCGTTTGGCCTGAAAAGCATCAGCCAATCCATGAAGTCAACACATAACCAACTTGCCCCCATATCACGGGCTTTATCAATTAATACATCCTCGCCCTTATCCACACAATCAACAAATGACAACATCAGGTCATCTTGAATCGGCCACGTTATCATTGGTTCGTGGGGATGTTTCGCTTCAAAACGCTTACCAGTGACAGGATTTACGTCGAATTGATGAAATGTCATGCAAAACGTATTTACAAAAAACAACGGGGACTCGGCGCACGCGGCGAGCAGGTCTTTCTGCATACCCTCATCTTTTTCTGCCTTCTCGTTAAGGTCCATGCGGTATTCTAAATTAAGTTCCCGTTTTTTTGGGTACCGCAGGCCTGTCTTTTCGTCCGTTATCCAATCCTGTTCCAGTGGAAACGGTTGGGGCAGTTCTGGTTTTATTATCTGCTGCGACATCTGTTCTCAATACTCGACTTAATCTGTTCCCGGTGTTCTTATCGAACCTCTCCGGGCGTTTTCCTTTAACATTAGAAGCGGACTTATTTTCACTGGGTTTACCTTCTGTCCATTCTCTTATCAACTTAGCAGCGGGGAGACTCGGTTCAAATACAACAGTCTTAACCTCACCCTTATCATTTTTAGTTTCGGTAGTCCCTCCCAGTGCCATCAAATACAATTTCCGAGCAAGAGCCTCGGCTTTAGAAACCATCGCGGGAGTACCATCAACAGTAACGAGTTCGGTTTCCTCCCCGCCGACATCGCGTAGGAAATCGGTCAGCAATCTCTGTGGGTTTACTTTATCCGCCACTTGCTTCCTTTCGTTGCCTTCTCTATCTTATTCACCGCTCGGTTCAGGGCGTGTTGTTTAACCTTCTCCGGGAGTCCTTTCGAGGACTGGTCGCCTATCATCTCGGCGGCTTTCTCTTTAGTCAGACCGCCCTTCGGGGCTATGGTTCCCTCGGAGATTCCTTTGAACAGCCGGAACTGGGATTTGCTGGTGGCCTTGTTCGGCATCTTATTCGTACACTTTCCTAAGATATGCCTTCGACCCTTCACCCACACAGATATAATTAAGGGCAGTCGTATTCTCAGGAATACAGATATGCACTGACGGCCCACCTACGGTTGCCACCCATAAAATATTTGCCGCAGTCGCTGTCGTCAGCAAACCAATTAAAACATAACCTACAACGGCAGTAACCACATATACACCCGGTTCAACTACTATCGCCGTGTTCGAGGTCTGGTCAAGGGTCTGTCCCGACGCAGCGATGGGGTTAGCCGATTCCGGGGTCGGGGCGATGTTAAATCCGAGCGGGTTTAGATTGCACATATTATATCCTCTCTATGTTATTTTCTGAATCCTTTTCACGCAACCGAATGGAATTATCGTATAATCAGCCTGACCATTATGCACGCTGTGGTTCAGAATTATCCACATAACTTTGTGCCGTTCTCTACGACATCCGTGGTAATAGCCAATAGTTTTACACAAC